GCTACACAACGGCAGCAAAATATTATACATGCCCTAAATGTGGTGTTCACTCATCGCCTGATGTGCATAAGGTTTTCTCCTCTCACAGAGAGGAGAAAATTTACCCAATATCAATGTTTATCGAGGTGATTAATTATAAAAATTTCCTTGATTTAAGAATTAAATATCGTGGTATCCAGTTGTTCATGAATGGTACTAAAAGCGAAGAAAAGACATATTGTAAAACTATGCGATATGACTTTAAAAAGAAATGTGCAATATTCATTGATCGTGATAGAAATCGACATGAAATATCTGTTGCGTATCTACGAGGTGATGGATACGAAGAACACGGTATTATGCCAGTATTAACCTATATAGGTAGTTCGTATGCTGTTCATAGCATTAATAAAAAGCGTTTAAATGAAGTATTTAAAACCTTAAGAACTGCATTTGAAAAACGGTTAGAAGAAACATACGGCTTTAAATCAAAAGGCGTATATATCTCTCCTAGTGTTAACGAAGATGGCGGTTATTTCTCAACGATGCTTATTAACATGGCTTTTAAAATAGCAGCACCTGACATGCCATCCGTTACAAAGATAATAGAAAGTACTAACCGTTGGAGCGATAACTATTGTCTTAAACGTCATATTCCATTTAGTGATTGTGTATTTGAGGACACAAAAAAAGGCATGAACTTTGTTCAATCTTTAATGAAACAATATCACGCCCCAAATTCAAGATCATTAAGAAAAGTTATGAGTACAGATATCATGGCAGTTAATATGACGAACGTATTAAATCTATTTAAAGATGAGAACATTCGCAGAACCATATTAACACTAGATAGGACTGATAGCGTTGAATTAATGAACTCACCACATTATAGAAACCCTTATACAGGGAAAGTATTAACCGCTAAAAGTATTAGAGATGCAATGGCTGTTACTACTCAACTGGTTAAGAATATGTGGTCTAAATTAATTGAGCGATATGGTGAAACTGGTGTTCTTAACTACTTATTAAATGCTGATTATTCTGAAATTAAAGATATACCAAACATGTATTTAGATTTAAAGCCTAAATATAGGGAGCTGGTGTGGAGTCAACCATGCAAGTTAAAAAAGTTCCATGATTTGTTAGTAAACATCTACAACAAGCAAGAATATGGTGATGTAAATCTACCTATGATTGAGAAACTCAACGCAGATATCGATGGTATGCACTTTGTGATACCTAGAACTGCTGCTGATTTATTGAATGTTGGTAAATCATTAAATAATTGTGTTGGTTCATATAAGGATAGAGTAATGAAAGGATCCGTAGCTATTGTGGTAGTAACCGACGATGCTATGAAACCGATTGCATGTCTTGAACTTAATAAGAATGGTAAAAACAAATTCGCTAAACTCGTTCAAGCAAAGCTATTTGCTAATAAGCGAGTAGCAGAAAATGAACAGATTAATACAGCTGTTATGAAGTGGGCCAACAAGCTAAAAATACAGCCACACACAATAGATATAGAAGCACATGTCAGTTAAGGGGATAAGAAATGAAATTATTAAAGCTATCACTTACTAATTTTAAAAGCATTCGTCAATCTAGTTTTGAGTTTGACGGAGAAAACAAAATCATCTTTGGTGATAATGCGACAGGGAAAACAACGGTATTCGACAGTATGTGCTGGCTCTTATTTGGTAAAGACAGCCTAGATAGAAGTGATTTTGAAATCAAAACGCTTGTAAACGGCGAACCAATTCACAAAGTCAATCATGAAGTTGAAGGTGAGTTTAGTAATGACGATGGAACACAATTCACGTTAAAACGAGTATATCGCGAGAAATATAGCAATCCTCGCGGTGGTGATACAAAACTCACAGGCCACACTACCGATTATTTCATTAATGATGTACCTGTTAAAGAAAAAGAATATAAGGCTTATATCAACAACCTAATTAGTGATGATGTATTTAAACTCATAACTAACCCTTTATATTTCAATGAGCAGTACAGTTGGCAAAATCGTCGAAAGTTATTGCTTGAAATGTGCGGTAATGTTGATGATGAAACCGTAATTCGTAATCATGGTGAGTTAAGAAAGCTATTATCTATTCTTAATGGCCGTACTGTTGAAGAGCAGAAAAAAATAGTTGCTGCTAAAAAAACAGCTATTAACAAAGAACTCGATATGATACCGGTACGAATTGATGAAGCCATTCGTAATAAACCGGAGGTGCAGTCAGACAAAGATAAATTAAAAGCTGATATTGAAACGTTTAACACTGGTATTAATCAACTTGAAGAGGAAGCTGCTGTTATTAAGAACGGCTTAAAAGAAACCGAGGTTAAATCTAAAATTCGTAGTATTAAGCGTACAATCGATGAAAGACGTAAACAGGTACTATCTGACTATGATAAAGAGAAAGCTCGCTTACGTGGTGAATATGAGTTTGCATTAAAGAAATTAAAATCTATTGAACAAGAGCGAGATAGACTTGTGGATCATAACTATGAAACAGGTAAAAACATTGAACGTGAAAATAAGCGAATTGAAAAGTTAAAAGAAGAATTTAACGCTTTTAACGCTCAAGAATTTGGCGATGTGAACTGCCCTACATGTGGTCAACCGTATCCTGATGCTAAAAGAGAAAGCCTAAAAGAAGCCTTTAATATGCAAAAGGCTACCAACCTTGAGGAATGGCAAAAGTTAATTGATAGTGCAGAAAACATGAAACGTTCTTATATTGAGCAAGAAGAAATAGTTGCTGTTAAAATTGATGGCTTAACTAATCAAGTTGAAGAGCAACAACAAGATTATGAACGTAAATTTAAGGCTTATGAAGAACTAGAACAGCCTGACATTAATAAGGATTCTATATATATGGATCTACAAGCACAGCTATTTCTATTAGAGTCTGAACTCGATGATACCGATACAACTAATTCCTATGAAGCTATTAATAAAGATATCGATGAGATGAAAGCTAAACGTACTCAACTCGTTGATGAACTCAATAAGTATGAGTTGATTGAAACTATCGATGAACGAGTTAAGGAATTGGAACGTAAACAGCAACAACTAGCCAATGACAAGAATGAGTTAGATGAAGCCATGTTCCTTATGGATGAATTTATAAAAGCGAAAGTTGATATGTTAGAACAATCTATCAACAGCCACTTTGAATATGCTCGCTTTAAAATGTTCAACGTGTTAGTGAATGGCAATATTGAAGAATGTTGTGAAACAACTTATAAAGGCGTTCCTTACCGTAGCATGAATAATGCTGCTCGTATGAACGTAGGTCTTGATATTATCAATGCTTTAACAAAGTATTTTAAAGTCGATGCACCTGTATTTATAGACAATGCGGAAGCTGTAACTAGCTTTATCCCTTGTCATAGTCAAGTCATTCAATTATTCGTAGACGCAACATTTAAAGAATTAACAGTTGCATAGGAGGTCCAATATGGCAAACGAAATCACAACAAAGAAAAATGAAGTATCCGCTAATTTTAATTCGGTAGCAAGTTTTGAATTATTACAACGTCAAGCAAAAATGTTTAATGAATCTAGCTTGGTGCCTGATAACTTTAGAGGCCCTCAAAATTTTGGTAATGCTTGTATCGCATTAGAAATGGCGGTTCGCATTAATGCTAGTCCATTAATGGTAATGCAAAATCTATATGTAGTGTACGGTAACCCTAGTTGGTCTTCTAAATTCTTAATTGCCACGTTTAATCAATGCGGTAGATTTGAAGCTATCAAATACAAAGAAACTGGTAAAAAAGGTACAGATAGTCAAGGTATCATTGCTTACACTCGTAAAAAAGGTAGTGATGAAATTATCGCAGGTCCTGAAGTAACAATCGCTATTGCTAAGGCAGAAGGCTGGTACGACAAGAAAGGTTCTAAATGGAGAACGATGCCAGACCAAATGCTACGCTATCGAGCAGCAGCTTGGTTGATTCGTACAACTGCACCTGAAATCTCTATGGGGTTACCAACAGCTGATGAAGCAATCGATGTTGAAGGTAACGTTAGTGATGTATTAGACGATGCAATTACAACTATTGAGCATAACGCTAATACAGAAGTTATTGATATAGAACCTGGTACATCAGAATTTATTGATAAAGAAACTGGCGAAGTTTTGAACGTAAATGAGATGTTCGGTGAATGATTAGTATTGAATGTTTCGGTAGTAGCTCTTTAGGGAACTGCTACCGACTAAAATCAAGCGTAAACGGCGATGAAATATTGGTTGATATAGGTTTACCCTTTAAAGATATTCAAAGAGCTTGTAGGTATAATTTCATGCATTTAAATGGCATTCTAATAACTCACCAACACGGCGACCACTCAAGGTCGGTTAGTGATTGGTTACAGTTAGGCCATAAAGTGTATATGACCAAAGATACGGCACAAGCTGTTCATGCATTGGATGCTCGAACATGGATTGAAATTATACCTAAAAAGACTTTTAAAGTTGGTATATTCACAGTTTTACCTTTTGAGTTGGAACATGACGTGCCTAATGTTGGTTTTTTAATCACAGACGGTGAGGAGAAACTGCTATACATCACTGATACATATTACTGCCGTTACACATTTAAGGATGTGGATCATATCCTCGTAGAGTGTAATCATTCTTACGAAATATTAAAGAATAGAGTGTATGACGATGAACTATCAAAGCAACGTATGGAAAGGCTAGTTAAATCGCACTTTGCACTTGAAAACGTTATTAAATTTTTACAATCAATGGACTTATCAAAGTGTAAAGACATACACCTTATTCATTTATCAAACGAGAACTCCAATGAAGCAGAATTTAAAAAAGCTGTACAAGCAGCCACAGGGAAGCTAGTGATTGTACATCAAGAAAAGGGGTGATATTGTGCGAGTTAAATTCGATGTATTTATCAAAGCATTAGAAGATAAACATTTAACGCTTATGGAATTTTCTAATCGATCGCAAACCGTTCCAAAGTCTTTGGTATTGTACCTTTCAGGAAAACTAATCGTATTTGATAAAAAGCGGTTTACCTGGTGTGAAGTACTGGGCTTAAAGCATGATGAATTGTTCTATTAGGGGGTAAACAATGGCAAAGGATACGTATTATTTTAGCCACGATGTTAATGCCAGTAATGACCCTAAAATCATTGTTATGAAAGAATTGTGCGGTGTTATATCGTATGCCTGGTGGTGGATCTTAATTGAGCAATTAGCAGCACAAGAAGAATATAAACTCCCTATGGATAAAATTACATTTACCGGACTCGGAATAGCGTTTGGAATGAACCAAAATGAAGCATTTGCTTCAAGCAACGAAGCAAAATTAAGCACCGCGAACCAAGCTGAAGCATATGTGAATTTGCTTATTAAGGAGTGTAAACTGCTTGAAACTGACGGTGAATATTTTTGGTCACCATCACTACTTAGACGAAATTTGCTTCGTAAAAAAAAGCAAGAAGAAATATCTAAAAAACGTAGTGAGGCTGGGCGTTTAGGCGGTCTTAAGAGTGGTAAAGCTCGAAGCAAAATGAAGCAATTGCTTGAAGCAAACGAAGCAAACGAAGCAAACGAAGCTATAGGAAAGGAAAGGAAAGGATATAATTCATATTCATATTCATATGGGGACGCGCGCGAAAACGAAAATTCAGAAAATGTGTTAACCATGTTTGATGAAAATTCTAACAAACAAGATCCGTATAAAAACGTGTTCAAAATTTATATGAATGATGTTGGTGAAATTTCATCTATCACAAAAGAGAAACTAGAATACCTGGTTAATGACTTTGGTGAAAATGAAGTTATCACGGCTATTAGTAAAGCTAGTGCAGCAGGAAAAGCTAGCATTGCATACATTACAGCGATATTGAACAACAAGATAAGAGAGGAGGCTGCAAATGGAGCAAATAAACGTAATAGCGGAACTCGAAAAGTTAAAGAAAAAACTGACGGAACAGAAGTTGACTGGTCCAAAGAGACAGGCGAATGGATTTGAAGTGTATTACCCTGTTTATTCTGAACCCGTAGTCATTAAAAGCACATCATCAAATTTAGAACAATACGGCATTAAAGGTCGATATAATGACATGACATTTGATAGGTTAAAGGCTTTAGGCGCTCCAGTTGAAGATAGGGAAGTATATAACCAGGCTTACAAATACGGAGCTCATATACAAGAGCATATCACTAATGGTAGAGGATTGATTTTATTGGGCCCTGTAGGAACTGGAAAGACTTCGATAGCTGTCAGTATATTACGAAGGGCGATTGAACAAGGTTACAATGGCTACATTATTTCAATGATTAGTTTGCTCGACACCTTACAAACATTGATTAAAGGACCAGCGGAACATTATATAAAATTTGAAAATCGCATTCGCAATATACCGCTATTAGTACTCGATGATTTTGGGGCCGAATATAGTAACGCTTGGGTAGCAAATAAGGTTGAATCCATCATATCGGACAGGGTGGGGGATAGAAAATCAACCATTATTACTACCAATTTAACAGTGGCTCAAATTAAATCGAGTTATGACGGTCGAGTATACGACAGACTAAAAGAAACGTCATTCTTATTACGATTTAAAGGTGAGTCAAATCGAAAGCCTTTAAGTGATAGCGAAATTTAATTATTCGCTCTGTATGGTGATTTAATATGTGTAACGATAAAACGCTCGTGAAAAGAACTACACATACCAAATTGAGCCTTATTCATAGCTTAAATTAGAAAATTAAATCGTAAATATATGTGAGGTGATAATTTCAAATGAGTAGTCTTGTAATTTATGGTCGACCAACAACTAAAAAAAATAGTTCGCGTATTGTGTATCACGGAAAATATCCTCGAGTCTTACCATCAAAAGCATTTTGTGATTATGAAAAAGACAGCTTAAAACAGCTTCAATTTTTCAGAAAACGCGCATATGTATCTGGTCCGGTTATAGTTAGGTGCCGCTATTACATGCCTAATGAACGTTCTTGGCCTGATTTGGTCGGCCTATTACAAGCTACCAGTGATATATTAACCACTGCACAAATTATCGATGATGATATGTGGATCGTTAACTATGACGGTTCAAAAATCGTTGGCGTTGATAAATACAATCCTCGAACAGAAATCGAGATTGTAAAAGCAGAAGAGCATCACATATTGCACGATATATGGGGGAGGAGAAATAAATGACGTTTGTCTTTTTCTTGTTAGGGTTAATTATCGGAGCTTGTATAGGCATTATTACAACTTGCTTATGCATTATTGCTAAGTGTTCAGATGAAAGGAGATATCGTGAATAATATTCCGCAGTTTCTTGAGCATTTACCAATATGGAAAGCAAATCCATTAGACCAGGTAAAAGCAACTAAACCAATAAAGAAAGTTAAACCAGTAAAAACACATCAATACGATGTAGTTGATAGAATACCTAATCGCTTTGTTGAAAAGATATGTCCAGTATGTGGCACATCATACAAGGTTGAATATAGACTAAGAGATATAAATAAAACGTGTAGCCGTTCATGTGGTCAACAAATGCGTATGGCTAGAAAAGAGCCTGAAACATGGATTGAAAAAGCTATAAAACTACGAAAACAAGGTCTTAAATTAAGTGATATTGCTAAACAGGTTGATATGTCTACAAGCACAGTATGGAGTCATTTGAAGAAACGAGGTTATTAAAAATGCTCGAACAAGATAAAACAAAATACTGCTGGGTGGACAATGGAAGCGTTGGCATACCGCAAGATAGTATTAAAGATGCAATAGCGGATTATTTAGAATACATCAGTTATCTTGATGATGTTGCTCGCGATTGTGATATTGAATGGGTACGTGTTGGACACCCTTGTTATTACGTTCCAAAGATTGATAGTGAACGAGTACTTTGGAATTTAATTGAATATGATATGGATGATGAAATTAAAGAATGGTCGGACGATTATTTGAACGATGTAAAGAAAGAGCATATTAACGAACTAAGCGAAGAATTAACAAAAGTATTCCAAGCATGGGAGAAGAAATATGGGTTCGAAAATAATGCATTGGTGGTTTTTGAAACAAAGAAATACCGAATTGGTGATTATGTTAAGGAGTAAGTGTTAACAATGAATGAAAATCAATTTGAGAATGTAACAGGATATGAAGATGCTGATTTACCTGAACGAAAAACAGAATATGCAGCAGGATATGACGTTAAACCTTATGAAACTGGCGTGGTGTTGCCACATCAAACAAAACTTATCCCAACTGGCATTAAATGTAGATTGAACTACGATGAACATATTCAACTCCATTTAAGATCTAGTGTGGGTATTAATAATGATGTTATGCTTGCTAATGGTACAGGTATTATCGATGCTGACTATTACAACAATGACGATAACGAAGGTCATATCATGATACCTATTAGAAATTTAGGTGATGAACCATTTTATTACAAATCTAGCGAACGCCTAGCACAGCTAATTATTATGCCGTACAGGGTAGTAAATAAAGATACTGCTACTGCAAAGCGTACAGGTGGGTTTGGCAGCACTAAAAAATAAGGAATATTGTGTTCTCGTTAAAGGGGTTAGTATGGAGAAGATTACTAAAGAAATACAGCGCAGAAAAGCTAGGGAGTATATTATGCGAATCAATGACTATTACCTAGAAGAGCAAGCGTTACATGCACAACTAGAACTCTTACAAAAACGAATGGGGCCAGCTGGTTTACCTAAAAGCTCTCTAGGGGATAGCGTAGGTGGCGGCGGTGAAGTAGGCATCATGGAACAATTTCATCAACTTACCGAACTTAAATCGAAAATTTTCGATTTAAAAGAAAAAGCGGTTGAGTGTGTGATATGTACCCCCTTTACTGGACACTCAGTAAAGGGGGTATTTTCATGAGATATAGTTATGAATTTAAAAAGAAAGCAATAGAATTATTCTATCAAGGTGAATGGCCCGAAACACCAAATGGAGTATCGCCTCATTCTTTTCATGAACAAAT